CTCATCAAGAAAAGGTATGATTAGGCGTGGCTCATCTTTACCAACATTTTCAAACTTGTTTGGTATTACACTATTAATCCATGTTTTAAACTTAGGAGCATAATACAAACGATAATGTTGGTGAGGTGGTATTTGCCGTTGCTGTATATATTTTTTGACTGGGTGGTCGAACTTTAGTTGACTAACCTTTTTAATCTTTGATAATGGGTTAGTCTTATTAAAGGTTGGTGCCTTAGTTTTAAACTGTTCGGTATTATCATCATCCTTAGTAGATTTTGAATGAGTATTCGCAACAAACTTTTCAGCTACATAGTCATTATACAATACTTGATCCTGACCTTTCAAAAAGAATGAAAAGCTTTGGCTTGAAGCACAGTTATGGCAATAGAAGTGAAAGGTATTTTTTGACTCGAGTAACCACCCACGTGATTTTGAACGTGACTTTTGACTGTCTCCGCATATGGGACAACGAAAGTTGATTTTGTAGGGATTGGTGTTGCGTATTCTGAAGTTTTCGAGTCGGCCAGACAACATCTGGGCATACTTCAGCTCGGTAAAGTCAACCATAATATAAAGCTCAATTGTTAATGTATAAATCTATAATATTACAGATCTAAAGGTTTGTCAACCAAATAATTCTGGCCAATTTACTCTTGCTAATAGAACTACTACGACGGCACCAACACCCATCATATAATAACGCCAGTTCTCAAGGTTGTTAATCTTTTTCTGTTGCTCGTTAATACGTTGATGTATCGACCGCTCCATAGAATCAAGTCTATCCAATATTTCTTTATTGGCATTGTGCCGTTTATTTGCGTTATGGTCTGCCAATTTTTGGTGATCCTCTTTACTTGATCTTCGGTATTCTTCAAGGCGGTCACTCAAAACAGTTAAACGTAATTCATCAGTACGCCTTGTGTCTTCACATAATTTTTCAACTTCGGTAAGTTTCTCTTTTGTATACTCTAATACCTCAGACTGAACAGCAACATTTTTGGATAGGTCAACCATCATATCCATTGAGTCTTCAACTCTGGTAAAGAATTTCTGAATCTGTCTGATATCAGATTTAATTAGGGCGATATCTGTTTCCCAGTTGGTATCTTTACTCAACTTTTTATTCCCTTTTTGCCTTTTTTAACGGAGGCTTGTGACTAACTCCGTGGTATGTTTAATCACTCAGAAATAGTATTACGGTATTATTTATTCTTCAAGGCATCCTCATAGTACACAATTATCGCTTTTTGTTCATTAATATAGCGACGCAATTCTGCAATACCTAATGCAAGATTTTCGTATCCTTTTGATGTTACAGCAAAAACAACAACAGATCCTTGTTGAGCTTCAATTTCAGCAATCTTTTCTTCCAAATTTTCTTCGGTGATAACATACCAATCTACAGGCGGAAAATCTACTTTACCCGGTCTGCCTTGAATAGGAATGTTTTGCTGGATGTATTCAGTCGACGTTACTACTGTCGGCTCCACTGTCCTCCCCGAGCACGCTGTCAGGAGTATCATCAACAGCACTAGGAGGAGTAGTTTCATCGGCAATATCACTGATGAGTCTTTCAACAGCATTGTTTACCCTTTCTTCCAAATTTTGCGCGTCAGTTAGCGCTTCCATAGTTAAATCAATTCGCGCAAATTTAGCACGTAAAGTATTCAAATACTCTCGTGATTCATTTAGTTGCGCTGTCAGGTTTTGATTGAGTTTTTCGTTACGTTCTGCATCTGCGGCCATTGTGTCTACAGTATTTTGTAGAGTTTCCGCCGCAGATGCTAATTGAACGTTATTAGTACGAAGTGTTGAAATGGTTGCTTCCGACCATTCATAATATGATTTAGCACCATATCCTACACCACCAATTAAACCACAGACAATAAGTAACAGATATAGTTTTGCCATATGTTAAGAAGACTTACTTGTCGTCTTCGTCCTCGTCGTCTTCATCATCTTCATCTTCGTCGGCATCGTCATCATCTTCATCGTCGTCTTCATCTTTTGCTTCCATTGCTTTTTTGTATTTCTCTGCCAATGCAGCCATAATACGCTCTTCAACTTCAGCTTCAAATGCTTCTTTCAGATCCAATGGCTTTTCAGACATTGCCGCTTCTACAATTTTCTCTAGTGACATTTTGTGTCTCCTTTGTTTAATTCCGTCATTTATTTATTTATTTAAACATCTTTGCTTGTGTAGCAGGACCTACAATACCATCTGCAACCAATCCGTTCATCTTTTGCCATTTTTTAACAGCAGTAAGAGTCCCAAATCCAAAATCGCCATCAGCTCCTACACCAATTGCCTTTTGCATTTTAGCTACATCATCACCTTTCATACCTTTGCGTAGTGTACGCACACCTGCAGCTTTCTTAGGTGCTGCTTTCTTTGGTGCAGGCATTTCACCACCAAGAATGGACAAGGCTGATTCCCAACGACGGTTACGGTCATCTAATCCAATTGTACCACCATTAATCTTTTTTGTCAACCCAACATTGTCGCCATCATCGGCATATTTGTCGAGTTTATTAGTTGCCCAGAACCAGCATGCTGACTCAATAGCACCTTTTGGTGTTGCTACATATTCTGCAGCTTCTTCTGCGGACATACCCACGGACTTTCCAAAAGCCGCGTAATTATTTCTGCCCGTAAGCTGTTTGATACCTCTACCCCTAAATAGCCAGCCATCCCCGGGTTCAGTGTTTCCCAAAGCTCCTCGCTTGGATCTAAACTCGTCTTGATAGACATAGTTTGCGATCTTTTCCTGGTTTCGAGCGTATTCTTTAGCATTTCGTTTTCCTTTTCCGAAATAGCGACCAAACACCGAGTTCAATGCTTTTTCCGAATAGTTAAGGTTTTCAGTTAAACGTGTAAAGTCTGCTGACTCATGAGCACACTGTGCCATAAAGCCTGCAATTCTATTTGGAGTATTAATGTTATATTCATCAAACTTTTCCACTGCCGCATCAAACCACGGTTGTGGATCTTTGTTAGTTGGGATCATAGCGCTAAATTGCTCTATAGTAATCATTGTGGGGTTCTCCTCATCATATCCTTAATCTTTTTCTTTTTCTTTTTGTTATCAATTCCCGACGCATCCATATTAGCAATTGCACCGGTGCTTACTGCATTGGCTGGCATTTCTTCTGTGATTTCAGGTTTTGTATTAACAGATTTTTTGGGATCATTCTGTGACATAGAACCAGACTTGACAACACCAGACTTCTTGATTTTGTTGATAAGTTTTATATTACGCATATTAGTTGGGGCTTCATCCATTGCATCAAGCTTTGCAGCAACGGCCATTTGTTGTCTTTTCTTTTGAGATTTACCTTTGAATTGTGGTGCATCTGATTTCTGAAAATCTTTTACCCACACACCCATATCATCTGATGCTTTAAGTTTTTCATCAAGTTCATCAAAATAACCATTGACATTTTCGGAGAGTATGGTATAATGATTATATCTAATATGAAATAAATGCATTGATTCATCTAATTGTTCATCAGTCCATTCTTCATTTAGTAATGATTCATCGGTAAAATGTTTGTATTCTTTAATTAGAAACAATGCGGCAGCATATGATGCAAACCGAGAACTACCACCAGGTATCTTTGCTAACAACTTTTTAAGGTTAGCAATCATTCTATCAAAAACTCCCCATGCTTTACGTTGAGAACCTTTTGTAAAATCTTTTGATTTGATTAATACTTTACCATCTTTATCAATAATACCTTGCTTATATGCTTCCCACTTATCAAATGGTGTAGCCAAACGGCGGATGAATTGGTAAACTAAAAATAGATCAACGACCATGGGTCAAATTCCTTCGAGTTTTTCTTTAATGCATTTATCAGACACAATACTATCCTTGTGTATAATAATCCCATCATATTCAATAACCGTAGGCATGAAGTTTAAATATTCAACAAACGGTTTTAAATAATCATGGTATTCATAAAGTCTCATAAACAAAATACTCGTTGCTTCTTCACCGAATACGTTATATATGATTATCAGGTGATTCAGAATCAACCTTTCTTTTAAATCTTTATCTTGCCTATATCTGCCAAATAGTTTTCGTAAATAATGAAAACGTTTTAAATCCTCTTCAAACTCTGATACGTCGGAGCATTGTGGATTATCATAATGTTTTGCGGCAAATAACAGAAAGGTTGATTCTGTTAATTTCATATTATATTTTCTTTACTTATGAAGGATCAGCAACGATTGCGTCATCGCCTAGACCTGTCACACCCAAGTCGCCTGCATCAGATGCTGAGACCTTCATTGGTACCAAGCATTCAGCAAAGTGACGACCGTTTGATGTGTGGTACAACCACCAACCTGGGCCTGTCAAACCTTTTGCTCTGTTAGCTGCTACAGCCGATTCCTCAAGGTCAACAAATACCGCATTATCACGGTCATTTGATTTGTTTGTGTTATTAGCATTATCTTCCAACCATTTTGGTACGGAAGCTAATGCATCGGTTTTTCCCCAAAGTGCCATTTGTTTTTATCTCCTTATTTGGGTTTCTTAGTTATTCTTATTTATAAACGTCAGGATGAATTTCTTTTGCATCTTCATGGCTATCATAATGATGAGCTAGATATTTTTGAAGATTTTTCTTTTTTCCTGTAGCGTCGTGAGCATAATCAGAATCACTTGTTTTCTTTAAAGTGATGCCATGTTTTTTAGCTACTGGATCGTGGCCACCCTCATGGTCGATATTAACAGTCATATTATCTTCTGATAAGCGAGCTTCTGTCTGCTCTTTCATCTTATCTTTAATAGCTTTACGGCGATTGTGTAGATACTTGTCTGAGTCATCAACGTCTCCGTCGTTATCAATATCTGCGTCAGCCTGCCCCACTGGATCCATTTTCTTTTCGTCGAGTTCACTTACTCGACCGAGTGCATCAATAATTGCTTCTCTAACTTTATTCGTGTCCATTTTATTTCCCCCGTCTTGCGTTGCGTAAGTTTTCTCTGGCCTTGTCAACAGCTGTCTTCGTTTTTTTCCTGTCACGTATAGCATTTGCTCTATCATTAATACGTTTTGCTTTATTATCACGTGCCGTATTACGTCCCGCAGTTGATAAACGGAATTGACCTTGTTTATTTGTTAATGCTCGTCGAACACCTTTTGCACCTACCTTAGCAACTGCTCCTACAGCCTTTGCGGCCATACCGATGATTTCGTCAAGTTGTTCGTCATCTATATTATCAAGTACAAGATCATTTTCAATGAGATGTGCCTCAACGTGTTCAATAAGACTATGTTCTGAAAAACTATACATATTACTTCTCTATTTGCTGTTTGTTTTATTTATAATATTTACCAGGCTTTACAAGACCAATATCGTGCCTTGTCTTTTGGCCCAGGATTATCGCAATTATGTCTTGCTCTAAAAGATTTCTTTCGTGCTGGAATATGCTTTTTAATTGTCATATTCTTGTCACCGAAATTAACTTTCTTAGCAACACCGTCACCATCAGGATCAACGAATACTTTTGATTTAGCAACATCACCCGCCATAGGTTTGTTTAACTTAACCTCTTTACCTTGGTATGTTGCTTCTATATGCTGTTTAAATGTTTTCATTTCATTAACTTCTTTATAGTTGCCAACGCTTTCTTACCGTCAGGATGGTTTGGATTTATACTTACTTCATCACCATTCATAAAATCAGATATACTTGCCGATTTACCTAGCGCCGTAATTGCTTTATGTAACGGATCCCTTTTATCATATTTGGTTTCAAAATTAGGTTTGCCGCGTAATTCAACCCAACTCTTTTCTTTAGTGTCTTTCATTTTTAAAGTATCCTGGCCTTTACCGCGAATCAGTTTAACCATGATACCTTCAGAAATATATTGTTTGAAACTATACATATTCTTTAATTTTTTTCTCAATGGCAGTAATGATCTTATTATGTGTTTTACTTAAATATCTATCACTACGGAGACGTTTAATAGCGAGTGCAGTCTGTGCAGCATATTTCTTTTGAAAATCAGCAGGCCGTGTATCAATGTCCTGTACGTTTGCTAATCTATCCGCAAGTTTAATAACTAACGACCAACTTGACATTTTAGCCATCTTACCAGCGATATATTCGCCTTTACCAATAGCATCAGACGCAGCTTTATCAGTTGTTAATTCCTGAACCATATCAGCCACAAGAGCACCAAACTGTTTAACCAAATCAGCATATGTTGTATCAGTATCTTCAATAGTATCGTGTAGATAGGCTGCCTGTACTAACGCCGAAAGATTGTTTGATTTTTTAAACTTTTGTACGAACCGAGCAACTTCTTTTGGATGCTCAATGTATTTACCACCGCTTTTACGTGTCTGTCCTGAATGGGCTTTAGTAGCAACCCGTAAAGCTTTAAGTGCACTTTCATTAAGTGTTTCTGTTTCTTCTGATATGTATTGCTTAAAGCTTTTCATTTGTTTTCCTTAGTTATTAGCTATCATAGTGACTGCCATGGTCTTCTTGGCTGTGAACTTTGAAGTGATGCACATTATATCCATCTGATGTTTTATGCGATTTAATATGTTTTAATTTAGTACCTGCTGGTAATACTGTTTCTTTTTCACCCGAGCCAGCTGATGCAGAACCTTTCCCATCTATATGAACAGCCTTAGTATTGCGATCGGCATGAATTACTACCATATGTCCGCTTCCAAATCGTTTTGATGATTTATGATCGTGTGATGTAGACATA